CTGGTAGCACATACGGTGAGGCGGTAGAACACTTAATCATAGTGCAAGGTGAGCGTGATATGTGTGCTAGTCAAATCACAAACATTAACAAGTGGATTGAATCTACAAAGAGCAGTAAGTAATCTAAGGTTGATTTATTCTTTTGTGGTAGTAATATTTCATAAGTTCAAACGATTAACAGGAATAACAATGGAAGATAATAAACCACTCAACAATAAACAATCTAATGCTCAATTCCACAACCTTGTTTTGTTGTCCAGAGAGATGAATAAGAATTTCAATGTTGATGGAATCATCCGGTTGATTGAAGATATCAATCTTGGTATTAAAGAGTTGAATGCCAAGCAATAAGCGATTCGAGTAAAGACTGCTAAATTAGCGGTCTTTTTTTTATTTCAGAGGTAAGACATGAAAATCGGTAATATTGTAAAACTCCGTAATGGAACATTATGCGATGTAGTTTATGAAACACAATTCGGTAAATGGTTATTAGTCGAAAAGACCGAAACAGAAGAACCTCCATTTAGTCACTAGCATAATGCCAACGGTACATTCTACGCAGACGATGAAAGTCAGTTAGATGTTATTGAGGTGATTGAATGATTGGTGGTGATAACTGTGGTTGAATGAATTTTGATTGTAAGGTTTACATCATAACAAGACAAATAAAGGTGAGTTAGTAGCTCGCCTTTTTTATTGGTGACCATATGGGAAGAGAGAGCTGGCATTATCTGTATAACAGAAAGGCATGGAAGGAATTAAGGCTTGACCACTTAGCAAAAGAACCTCTTTGTGTATTTTGTCAGAGAGAGGGAAAGCTAACACCTGCCACAGTGGTTGACCATATAACACCGCACAAAGGTAGCTTAGATTTATTCTTTGATGATAACAATCTTCAGTCATTATGTAAGTTACATCATGACAGTTCCAAACAGAAAGCTGAAATTAGAAAAATAAATCAAATTGGTTGCGATATAAATGGACTTCCGATTGATGAAGAACATCCGTTCAACAAGGGGAGGGGTGAGTGAAAAGTTCGAAGCAAAACTCCAAAAAACCGCCATCAGAACACTGAATTATTGCTAATACAGTTTTTCTAGTAAATTAATAACAAATTAAGAGGTAAAACCTATGAGTAGTCGCAAACTCCGAAGTGATAGCACTACAGCAAAGGTATTAGCTAATAATGCGGCTCAAAGAAAGACAGAGCCGCCTCAAAAGCTCACTAAACAAGAAAGTCGCTATTGGGAAAGCATTATTACAAGTCGAAATCCGGATAGCTGGACACCGATTGATAAAGAGCGAGCTGTCAAGTTGGCTAAATTGTACGTAGAGCTTGATGATTACGAAAACGAACTAGCTACAACAGCTAGACGATGGATTAAAACCGATAACGGTGTAATGAAACAACATCCATTGCATTATGTTATCGAAGATTTGTATAAGCGCGAAATCCAAATGTGCCGTAGTTTACAAATCCATAGCCGAGCAACGAATGGCGAAAGTCGTGACCAAGTGAAAACCAATCAGCTTTACCAAGATGCTCGAAATGCTATTGATGATGACGATGGCTTAATTGCAACAAGGGTAATCAACTAATGACTAAGGCTGATAAAGTAATTGCATTTATTGAGCGGTACTGCTTTGTGCCAGAGGGTGCATTAGTTGGTCAGCCGATTAAATTAGAAGAATTCCAGTTAGATTTTATTCGTGGTGTTTACGATAACCCCAACGGAACAAGTCACGGCATTTTGTCTATTGGGCGTAAGAACGGAAAAACAGCGTTAATTGCCTGTTTGCTATTAGCTCACTTAGTTGGGCCAGTGGCAATTCAGAATAGCCAAATTGTAAGCGGTGCGTTAAGTCGAGAGCAGGCATCTTTGGTGTTTAACTTGGCTGTAAAGATGATTCAACTCAATCCTAAGCTAAGCAATATCATCTCGATTAAGCCTAGTGGTAAGCGTTTAATTGGTTTACCGATGAATGTTGAATATCGAGCATTAGCGGCTGATGGTCGAACCGCACAAGGTTTATCCCCTGTGTTAGCTATCCTTGATGAAATAGGACAAATTCAAGGTCCACAATCTGCTTTCGTTGATGCAATCACTACCGCACAAGGTGCGCACAAAAATCCGTTATTGCTATCAATAAGTACTCAAGCGGCAAATGATGGTGATTTGTTGTCAATCTGGATTGATGATGCCAAGACAAGTAATGACCCTCATACAGTTTGCCATGTTTACAGTGCGGACAAGGATTTGAAAATCACTGACCCGAAAGCGTGGAAACAAGCAAATCCAGCGTTAGGCGTATTCCGTAGTGAAGATGATATTCGCAAACTTGCTGATAAAGCTAATCGTATGCCGAGCTTTGAGAATACATTCCGAAATCTAAACTTAAATCAACGAGTAAGCACTGTTTCGACATTTGTCAGCATTGACGCTTGGAAAGAAAGCAGTGCTGAGCAATCAAGCCCTAGCGGATTGACAGCTTATGGCGGTTTAGACTTATCAGCTCGCACCGACTTAACCTCTTTGGTTCTGACAACTAAAGACCCTGACGGAAAAATTAACGTTTATTCTTACTTCTGGACACCTGAAATAGGATTAGAAGATAGGTCAAAACGAGACCGTTCACCATACGATGTATGGGCTAAGCAAGGGTTCATTCGAACAACACCAAGTGCGACCGTTGATTATGCGTATGTTGTGCGAGATATAGCGGAAATTCTTTCGGATTTTGACATCGCTGCAATCGCATTTGACCGTTGGCGAATAGACATCTTTAAAAAAGAAATGGAAGCTCAAGGGATTAATCTTCCTTTAGTGCCTTTTGGGCAGGGTTTTAAGGATATGTCGCCAGCTATCGACACTCTAGAGAGTGATTTGCTAAATGGCAACTTAAAGCACGGGATGAACCCTGTTTTGACGATGTGTGCGGCTAACGCAGTAATAACCAAAGACCCAGCAGGGAATCGAAAATTTGAAAAGCATAAAGCAACAGGGCGTATTGATGGAATGGTTGCTTTGGCGATGGCTAGAGGTATTTCTGAAATGAGTGAAACGCCTCAAGATATAGACGACTTTTTACAGGATATTATTATCGGATGAACGGAGAAAATGATAAAGGCTGGTGGGGTCGGTTTTATGACCGATTGTTTAGCGGTGGTAAGCGTTTAGATAAAGGCTCAACGGTCGATCCATTTGTAAGCCAATCAACCGGCACTGGCGAACAAGTGGACGCTGAAAAGGCGCTCAAATTAAGTGCAGTATGGGCTTGCGTAAGATTAAGAAGTCAAACGGCCTCATCTTTACCGTTACACCTTAAGAACTTTGAGCGGAAAATAGCGAGAGAACACTCTTTATACAAACTCATTCACGATGCACCAAATGCAGATATGTGTGCTAGTGAGTTCTGGCAAGCCATCGTTGCTAATATTGACCTATGGGGTAACGCATACGGTCGCATTAATCGCTTAAAAGATCGAATTGTATCGCTTGATATTCTCGACCCTCAATACATGACGGTTAAGCGAAAAGATAGCGGCGAGATTGTTTATATTTACACAAAAAACAATGTAGATAGTGGTGAGTATGGCGAGGCTGAAATACTACATTTCAAAGACTTTTCGCTCGATGGATTGGTCGGATTATCTCCTATCAGCTATCTAGCTAATGTAATGGGCTTACAGATTGCTGCTAACAATGCCGCAGGAAAAGCATTTAAAAACAACTTGAAAGCTGGTGGATTTTTGAAAACTGGCGATAGAGTGTTAAATGCTGAACAACGTGATTTGGTTCGTAAAGCCTTGAATGAATACGGACAACCTGAAAACGCAGGAAAATGGATGGTTCTTGAGGCTGGGATGGAGCCAGCAAACATGTCGGGAGCTTGGATTAATCCGCAAGATGCTCAATTACTTGAAAGCCGATATTTCGGGATTGAAGAAATCTGTCGGGCGTTTGGCGTTCCGCCTCAATTAATCCATAGCACGGACAAATCTTCATCTTGGGCGTCCAGTGCGGAGCAAATTAACCAAAACTTCCTTACTTATTCGCTCGGCCCAACGCTAAAACGCATTGAGCAAACGATAGCGAGAAAGCTGTTGACGCCAGAAGAACGTGAGAAATATTACCCTATTTTCAGCGTTGAAGGCTTATTAAGAGCTGACAGCGCAGGGCGAGCAAGTTTTTACACTGCTTTGCTGCAAAATGGCGTAATGACAAGGAATGAAGTACGAGCATTGGAAAATCTACCAGCTATTGATGGTGCAGACCAATTAACAGTGCAACTAAATCTAACCTCTATCGACAAGGTGGGAGCGGATGACAAAGACAAAGACTAAAGATTTATTATTTAAAGCAGAAGCTGTCCGAGAGGATGGCTTTTTTTCTGGCTATTGCAATGTATTCGATGTTGCTGATAGCTATGACGAAGTAGTTAAAAAAGGCGCTTTCGTAGAAAGTATTAAAGGTTGGAACGCACAAAGCAAAATGCCACCAGTGCTATGGAATCACGACCGTAATCAACCGATTGGTGTATGGACTCAACTCAAGGAAGATGAACGTGGTTTATATGGCGAAGGTCGCCTATTGATTAACGATGTAGCCCGAGCGAAAGAAATCCACGCTTTAATGATGGCTGGAGCGATTGACGGACTTTCTATTGGATACCGTTTAAATAAATGGATGTATAACGAAAAAGACGATGTCTTGGAGCTTTTAGAGATTGATTTAAAAGAAATCTCAATCGTTACATTCCCAGCCAACGAAGAAAGCCGTGTTGAAGTGGTTAAATCCGCTTTAGCTAAAGGCAGTTTGCCTACATTACCAGAATTTGAGAAAGCCTTGAGAGATTTAGGGTTCTCAAAAACACAAGCTACAACCATTGCTAGTTATGGCTTGCGTAAACTTATTCAGGGTGAGCCTGATAATCAACTTAGCAACGCAATCAATATTCTTAAATCCATTAATAAGGAATAAACAATGTCTCAAGAAAATTATGAAGCACTCGCCACCGAGTTTAAAAATGCTACCAAACAGGTAAAAGGCTTAGGCGAAGAGTTAAAAGCTAAAATGGCAGGCAATGAAAAAGGCTTAGACGACTTAAAAAGTCGTGTTGATGAAGCCTTAACCACTATGAACAGTGCGAAAAGCCGCTTAGACGAGTTAGAGCAAAAAGCAACTCGCCGTGGCTATGGTGTAGAGCAAGAAAAATCAATCGCTCAACGTTTAGTAGATACAGAGGGTTACAAATCATTTGCAGTAGACCCACGCTCTGGTAAATCAGCTAAATTAAGCTTAAAAGCAACCATTACAAGTTTAACCACTGATGCAGCAGGTTCAGCAGGCGCGGCAGTTGCTCCAATGCGTTTAACTGGCATTGTAACACCTCCACAACGCCCATTGACTGTGCGTGACTTGTTAATGCAAGGTACTACTGACAGCAACGCAATTACTTATGTTCGTGAAAAACTATTCACTAACAATGCAGCAGCTCAAGCAACTGAAGGTGTGAAAAAAGCACAATCTGATTTACAACTTGAAGAAGTGACTGTTGGCGTTAAAACATTAGCTCACTACGTTAAAGCATCTCGTCAAATCTTAGACGATGCTGCAATGTTAGAAAGCTACATCAACGGTCGCTTAGCTTACGGCTTAAAATTAGTCGAAGATAAGCAATTATTGAACGGTGACGGCTCAGCTGGTGGCTTACAAGGTTTAAGCCAAGTAGCTCAAGCGTTTGCTGATAAAGCAACACTTAAAAACTACACAATCATCGACCAATTACGTTTAGCACAATTACAAGTAGCCCTATCTGACTATCCAGCAAACGGCTTCGTGTTAAACCCTATCGACTGGGCGAAAATTGAGCTAGAAAAAGACGGTCAAGGTCGCCACATTATCGGTAATCCGCAAAGCTTAGCGCAGCCAACATTATGGGGTATCCCAGTAGTTCAAACTCAAGCAATCACTGCTGGTAGCTTCTTAACTGGTGCGTTCAATATGGGCGCTCAAATCTTCGACCGCCAACAATTAGGCGTAGCGGTATCAACCGAGAACGAAGATGACTTTGTGAAAAACTTAGTCACAATCCTTTGCGAAGAGCGTTTGGCGTTAGCTATCTACCGTCCAGAAGCGTTTGTAAAAGGCACATTACTCGCTAAATAATCAATCATAGCCCCTTAATTGGGGCTTTCTTTTGGGGCTTATATGTTACTCACACTAGACTTAATCAAACAGCATTGCCGCATTGATAGCGATGATGAGGACGAATTACTCGGATTGTATGAGAGTGCAGCACAGCAACACATCGAAAATCAGTTAGATCGAAAGTTATTTGCGAGCGAAGTGCCTGACGATGTTGCGAATGGCTTAGTTATCAATTCCGCAATCAAACAAGCGATGTTAATGACGATTGCTCACTGGTACGAACACCGTGAGAGTGTTGTGATTGGTATAGTTTCAAGAGAGATTGAAGAGGGTACTTGGCGACTAATTCAGCCATATCGAATTATGGGGGTATAGATGGAAATCGGAAGATTAAGACATCGAATTACATTAATGCGACAAGTCAATGAGATTAATGACTATGGAGCAACCATAACGAAGTGGAAATCTGTTGCGACTGTTTGGGCTGATGTTAGACCTTTATCTGGCCGAGAATACTTTTCAGCTCAACAAGTGCAGTCGGAAATCACTACACAGATATGGCTACGCCATCTAGACGGCATTAAACCGTCAATGAGGGTTAAGTTCGGTAAACGCTTTTTAGAAATTGTTGCTGTGCTTAACACCCAAGAACGCAACGTTTCTCTACAATTAATGTGTAAAGAGGCAGTTGATGGGTAATGTCAAGGTTGAGGGGTTATCTCAAATACACAAAGCTTTGAGTGAGCTTGGTCGTAAGGTCTCTAACAAGATTGCAGTTAAAGCGATGAGAGAGGGCGGAAAGATTGTGCGAGAACAAGCAAGACAAAATGCACCTGTTCTTTCCCAAAGTACGCCATATAGACGAGCTGGCACGCTCAAAAAAGCGATTAAGAGCAGCACGAAAGTCTTAAAAAACGGCAAAATCGGCACTGTAATTCGAGTTAAAGGACTTACGGCCAAGCAGAGAGAGGCTTTTAAGACTAAAAATGCAAGTAGCGGTGCTTACAATCCGAAAGACCCGTTTTACTGGCGTTTTGTTGAGTTTGGCACTTCAAAAATGCCAGCCAAGCCATTCCTAAGACCGGCATTTGAGCAGACTAAAGAAAAGGCTGCGACAGAAATCATCACAACACTTAAACGTGGGATTGAAGAAGAGGCAGGGAAATGATTCAGCAAGATTTATTTAAGGCATTAGCTACACTTGTTGAAAATCGGTGTTTTTATGGGTTTATTCCCGATACCAACAAGAAATTCCCTGTCATCGTCTATCAATTCATTAATATTTCGCCTAATTCTGCTCTAGAAGATGGTGATTTAGATGATTTTATGGTGCAAATCGACATATACAGCCCAAATCCAGATGATGTGATGGCGTTAAGAAAACCGATATTTAGTGCGTTAGAGCAAAAATTTGACTATGCGGAGCGTAGTAACGACCTGTCAGACTATGAGCCTGATACAAAACTACACCGCAGAACAATCAATTACCAAATTGCTTATGGAGAATAACAATGGCAACACAAACAACCCCTTTTCAAGGGAGTAAATTTTACTTTGGCGTTGGATTTGAAACAGAAAAAGCTATTACAGCTTGCACTGTTACACCAAATGCAACAATTACTGTGGCGAATAACGGATTTAAAACTGGGGACTACATTAGCATCACTGGTTTAGGCGCTGCGATTGATGGTTTTTATCCTGTAAAATCAGTAGCCACAGATGTGGTTACTTTAGCTGACGAAGTTGATTGGGGAAGTTTTGACAAACCAACCGATTTCACTGGGGCTAAGGTTGCTAAAATTAAATTATCAAACAACTTTTGTGCTATCACAAGTATTAGCTTTGATGGTGGTACTCGCAATAAAGAGGACATCACTACAATATGCTCGAAAGGTTCTGAATATCAATCAAACGAGTTAGAACTTGGAACAATTAAGCTTGATTTTTACTTTTCCCCAGCTACGACAATTCAGCAGGATTTGCGTAAAAAACACAGAAGTGGTGAAACGTTCCCTTGGTTAATGGTCTTTATGAATAAACAAGGCTCGGTGTATGGCTCTGGGTTTGCTCAAAGCGTTAGTTTTGATGGCGAAGTTAAAGGCAAGCTTAAAGGCAGCATCACCATTGAGAACACAAAACTAGAAAATTACCTACCAGCAACAGCTTAATCAATAAGACCGAGAGTTAATCCTCTCGGTTTTCTTTTTCTAAGGTGGGACGAATGAATTTAAGAGATAAACTTTTATCACACAAGCCAAAAGTTAAACCAGTAGAGATTTTAGGTGACACCTATTATATCCGTGAGTTTACCGTTGGCGAAATGAATAAAGCCTTATACGGACAACAACAAGAATTAGTGCGAATTGCTGAAAGTCAGGGTATTACGCTTGATTTTACGAATGAAGATACATTAACCGAGCAATTAGCGAAAGTTTACGACAAACACAAATTAACTCGCACAATCGCAATGCGTTTATGTGATGAGCACGGTGAAAATCTATTCAATGCCGAAGATGAGAACGATTTAGAGCAATTAGCACAGCTAGATAAAGCGGTTATTGAGCAACTAAATCAAGCCATTATGGACGGTGAACCAAAAAACTCACCAGCCGAAGAAAGTTCCAAATAAACCTGTCGCTTTCTATCGGGAAAACGCTAGAAGAAATTGAGCAGATGCCTGAAAGTCATTTACAAGAATACAGACTGTTTTATGAAGAACAGCCGTTTGGATTATGGCGTGATGATTATCGCTCGGCTCAAATTTCGCACGTTTTAGCAATGGTTAATCGTGATCCGAAAGGCAAACCGCCAGAGCTATCAGACTTTATGCCTTTTTACAAAGAGAAGAAAGAAGAAGATGAGTTTGATGACGGTTCTGCTGATTACTTAGCAAACAGATAACGGGGTAAAAATGGCAGGCTCATTAGGACACTTGAATATTCAGCTTGAGTTAGATCAGGTTAAATTCCAAAGTGGTATCAACAACGCACAAGGTAGAGTTAAGCGTTTCACCGATACCACTACAAGACAATTAGAAAACATTGAGCGGTCGATGAATTCGCTCAATCGTGTATCTTCAAACCTTTTTAAAGCCGGTATTGCTGGCTTTGGTGCAAATCAATTAAAAGGTTTTGCCGATGGATACACTGAAATTCAAAACAAGCTCCGATTGGTTGAAAGTGCATCAATTAGCAGTTCAAAAGGCTTGAATAACGTTTTTGATATTGCATTAAAGACAAACCAAAGCATTAATGCGACTTCAGGGGTTTATCAGCGATTTGCTCAAAATGCCGAAACATTAAAGATTAGTCAAGCACAGATTGCTAGTTTGACCGAAACGGTATCTAAAGCTGTTGCAGTATCAGGGGCAAGTGCAGGTGCGGCAGATGCAGCATTGACACAGTTCGGGCAAGCGTTAGGGAGTGGGATTCTTCGTGGTGATGAATTTAACTCTGTAATGGAGCAGACACCAGGATTAGCTAGAGCGATTGCGATTGGTTTAGGTGTTACAACTGGCGAACTTCGCAATATGGCGAAAGAGGG